CCGTCAATAGAACCGTCAAGAGAGAGTACGCGCGCCAGCAAAACCGAAAAACCCGACACCACACGACTCCAAGCGCTCGCCAACCTCACCCCCGACCAGTCGCACCGGCAGCTCGCCGACGAAATCGGACTCGACCTGGACGCCGAACTCGCCAAATTCCGCGACCATGCGATAGCCGGAGGCCACCTGCCGGCAGACCCGGCGGCGGCGTTCCGCAACTGGCTGAGACGCGGCCGCGAACTCGGACTCGGCAACACCAATCGAACCGAACCGGCGCTCGCAGTCGGCTTCGCCCATCCCACGCCGCCACCCCGGAAACCCCACCGGCACAGCTACGGGTGCACGCACGTGCTCAACCTGCTGAACCGTGACGCGCCGGACAACGACCCGCTGGCATTGCAAGCGGCGGAACTGCTCAACCAAGGAAAAACCGAAACCGAAGCGCTCGCCGCCTTGGGACTCATGAAGGACGATTTGGAGGAAATCGCATGACCAGGAAAACCGAAGCCCTCTTGTGGGTGGACATCGAGACCACCGGCACGGATCCGCGCCACGACCTGATGCTGGAAATCGGCTTGAGGTGCACGAGCATGGACGCGAAAACCGAGTACGCGCGTTACGAGTCGATAATCAAGCCCGGCGTACTGCCCACGGACAGGGGTTTCGCCTACGCGCATCGGATGCATGAGGAGAACGGGCTCATCGACGAGGTCATCGACGCGAGCCCCGAACTATGCTCCACGGCGCGTGTGGCGCTCGCCGTCATCGATTTCACCCAGTCGATGGCGGAAACGCATGTGCTGCATCCGGCGGGCACGAACATGATGGGCTTCGACCTGCCGTTCCTGGAGCATTACCTGTTCACCGAGGACCAGTGGGGACGCTTCCACAAGCTGCTCTCCTACCGCGCGTTGGACATGACCGCCATCCGGTTGACCCAAACCGCGTTGGGAGCAGACCCGTACGAGCATTACACGCAGACGAAACCGCATCGTGTGACGGACTGCCTGGACACGGACATCAGCGAATACATCGAATGGCTGGACCTCGTCAAATGAGCCGCACCAACCCCACACGGGAAACACACAGGCTGACCGCCAGACGAGACCACTACCGGTGCCTGCGATGCGGCAACGAATTGGACCACATCTGGAGCGGCCACAGCCTCCACCACCGGCACATGAGAAGCCACCCGTTCCCCGGACTGCATCTGCCAGCCAACCTCATCCATTTATGCGGCTCCGGCACCACAGGCTGCCACGGATGGGTACACAACCATCCCAAAACGGCGATGGAATACGGGTGGATAGTCAGCGGATACAACGACCACCCCGAAACCGTCCCCGTATGGGACGCGCACCAAGGCTGGCTGCTCCTCGACAACCAGGGCGGATACACGCTCTGCGACCGGGACGGCAACCCCAGATAACACACGCAAGCAAACCGACACGGAAACAAGCCGGCGCTCGCCGGCTAAGGGAAGGGAAGCATGACGTTCGAACAGACGAACGAGAAGCAACGCCAACGCATGAAGGCGGACGCCAGGTCGCACATGGAAGCGGCCCGGATGATACTGGCCAGCCCACTCTACGCGAGGCTCAAGGGCGGCGAGGACCTGTACACGGCCGTCTGGGCGTTGTGGGAATCACTCGCCGGCACGGGATTGTCGAACATGAAGGCGGGCGCGGTATGCCACGCATGCAAGACCCATGACCTCGACCAATTGGATTGGGCGCTCACATCGATAGCCAAAACCGGGTCGATACGACCATACTCCACACCCACCAAACACCCATTGCACTGCACCAACTGCGGCAAGGAATGCAGGCCGCACGCCGGCACCGCGATCCTCTGCAAACAATGCAAGGAAAACCTCCGAAGAAGAAAAACAAAACCATGAACAACCTGGACAAGTACATCCACCGATGCCGGTTGAACCTCGAACCCCACCACCTCCAACCCGCAGACGAAACCGACGACAAACATTGCATCATCTGCGACATCAGCGGCGCTCGCCGGCATATCCGCATGGACGGTCTATGCATCAACTGCCACCTCAAATGGAGACGCAAACACGACCCCGCATACCGCAAGCGGATCAACGCCTACCAGCATCGATGGCAGCAGGAGCATCCCAACGAATTCCGCGAAATGAAACGCCGCTACGAGCAGAGGAAACGAGCAAAGGAACACCAATGAGCGTCAAAACCTACACAGACCCCACCACACGAATCATCACCAAAACCATCGAAGAACACGTCTGGGAAATCCACTGCGACGCCATCGGATGCAACAACAGCCTCGAATTCCGGGAAAACCAGGACACCGGAGACATCACAGCAGACGGCGACTACACCGGCGACATGGACACCGAATGGCTCAACATCCACGACACCAACACCGCCATCCAAACCGCACTCCAACACGGCTGGCAAGAAGGCAACAAAGGCATCCAACGAGGCCACCTCTACTGCCCCACACACAACGAAAACCAATAAAACACCAACAACCAAAAAAGAAACAACGCCGGCGCTCGCCGGCATAGGGAAAGGAGAGCCGATGACCGCACTGCTTGTTGGACGATTGCACGAACTCGCGACGCAGACCCATCTGCTCGAGAAGAAAGTGGATGCTCTCGGCTGGATGGCCGCCAGCGGCCCGCAGACATTGAAATCAATGACCCGCGCCCAGGCGCATCTCATGCTCGCCGAACGCGATCTGCTGGACGCAATCGAAAACAACGAAAAGGAGGAGAATGACAATGAGTGAGAAACCCTTCTGGGAAGGCAAGACCTGCAAGGAGATGGCCGGACTGCACGTCAAGGCCACATGGAAGAACGGCACCATTGCTACTGGAGTGTTAGATGACACAGGAGATATTGATTTAGGCGATAACCGTTCTTTGTACACGTCACGTGGCTATGACTCTTCCTGTGATTTTGAGCCAATAGACAATATCCAATCCATCGAACTGTTGGATGACCCCGAGTATGAGCGCATCGACAACATCGAAAACGTGCAGGTGGGCGATATTGCCTGCACGACGGAGGGAAACCATTTCCGCGTCATCGATCTCAAGCCTGACCCTCTAGGCGACATGCTCCTGCGTATCCGCATCAGCGAGATAGACGGTGAGTACTGCATCGACTCCGATGATTTCGCCTACGCTTTGCGTCGGAAGCCGAAGCTGCCCGACCATGACGGGTTGTGGTGGGATAAGGACAATGCCTTGTGGAGCGTCGCCATCTCCGGCCTGGACAATTCGAAGTTGGTCGCTTTGCTTATCGGTGACCCGGAATCCCCCGTCACCGGGTCTGTTTGGTCGGGCCTCAACAGCAAGCACGTGACCTCTCAAGCTCCGTTCCGCCCGGCCAAGGCGGTGGAAGCATGAGCATCATCAGCAGCAAGGCGGAACACGTGTACAAGGGCAACACGCTCATGCAGGAGGCGTATATCGCCGGAGCCTCACGCCAGCACACGGACGAGGAAATCAGGGCGGCTTGTCTGGCAATCATGCCCTATGTGATATCCCAGCCGTCACAACAGGTGTTCGATTTCCTCACGAAGGCAACCGGCGCATATCCCGGCCAGGAAATCGTGCGGAAGGTCATCGAGGCAATGCAAAGAAAGGCAACGGAAGAATGAATCTTTTAGATGAAACCAAGAGTGCGATCTCACGAAGCAAGCATTCGACCGATGACGTTCGATTCGTAGGCTCCCGCGACGAGAAGCTAGGAATTCCGTGGAGTCAGGCCGAAAAGGTGCTCGACATCGATTACGACGACGGATACGGCAGTCAGGAGATAGCCGCCGATCTGGTCGTGGCGTTCACTGATGGCGGGTTCCTGCGCCGCGAAGAATACGACGGCAGCGAATGGTGGGAATATGAGCCACCGTTCAGAGGCCCGGAGACGCAGAAACCGTTCGGACGCGTGAAGCGGACCTATCCCGCGTACTCGCTTGAGGACATCAATTACCCGATGGAGGCAGACGATGAGCTATAAGGCGAAGATATTCACCCGCGAGGAGTTTCGAGAGGTCGTCGCAGCCGCCATCTACGACTACGAACAAGCGCCCGCGAAATGCCTCTACACGACCAAGGATGCGGCAGACCAACTCTACGGCCATTACGGCGAGGAAACCGAGGTGGAGGAATGAACGGAGTACAGCTTACCAACCATCTGACCGCGCAATTCAGGGCCTCAGCCCTGAGCCGGTACGAGGCCAGAATCACCGAGGACGGCGACTTCCGAGTCTACATATACGCCATGAGCCTCAAACGTCTCAAACGCAAGTGCGAGAGGTACGCGAAACGTGAGCGCAAGGCCATCGAATATGTCACCACACTCAAGGAGGAATCATGAGCGCGACGAACAACCAGCGTGAGATGATACTCAAATGGCATAAAGGCAAGGCCGCGACACCCGAGTACACGGCGAAACTCCTCGGTTTGCCGTTGAGCGAGGTGCTGTACGTGATTGAGCATCCCGAACCGCCGAAATCACGCGCGGACGCGTGGACACCGGAATTCATCGAACCACTGGTCTGAAAAATACCGATAAACACACGCGAATACATGACTGAATTCAGCGTAAAAACACTGAATCCAACGAAAGACAAAACGAAACCCTCCACCAACAGGCGGAGGGCACGCTCACCAAAGCACCATCATAGCCGGAACGTGGAGGGTTTCAACATAATGTTCATCACCACCGAACCATGCCAATACTGCGGCAGCCGACAGGTCGAGGCACCATGGACGCTCTGCCGGGACTGCCGCCGCGTCTACGCGAAAACGCTCCACCGGCTCCGCCGCGACATGATGCTCCTGCAACAGGTGTCCCGTCACGCCTACAAGCTCGGAGAACCCGGAGCGGGCGGCAAACCGCAAGGAGGCGCGGCGCCCGCGCCCATCAACCTCCACGCGCAGGACATGCTCGACCAGATCGAGGACGGCTTGCAGGACATGTGGAACGAAACCGGCGTGGAAAGCCGTCCGAGATGGCAGACCCTGCTCAGGGACTCGCCACGACGACTGCCCGACCTATGCCGCGCCAGCCGTTCGGGACATTGGCTGACATGGCTCATCCACACCTGCGAGCGCATCGAACCGCTCGTGGACCGCAGGCCACGCACGCGCCGGATAATCGGCGTCTGCCCCGAATGCGGACGCGAGGTCATGGCCGCGAAAGGCGAATCACTGCTGCTATGCAAATGCGGCAACCCAATCAACGTGCAGGAGCTTCGCGAACAAAGCCAAGCCAAGGCCGAATCAATGCACCTGACCAAGACGCCGGCAGGCATGAGCCAATGGCTGCGCGAGAACTACGGGTACGAGGTAAGCCGCAAGACCATCACCGACGCATTGCGCCGCGGCAAACTACCCAGCAGCAAACCCATCGAAGACGGTTACTGGGAGTTCAACATCCGCGAAATCGTGGCCTTCGCCGTGTCCAAGACTCGACATTAAAACGACATCCAAAACACCTGACACGCGAAACACAAAACCCAAGCGGGAGTAGGCTGCCGCCACCCCGTGGTATACTCCGTATCAGGATTAGTGTGGAAGCCTCTGAATCAACCGGTTCAGGGGCTTTACTCATATCCACCCAATGGTCATGTGCCATGGCAATCAACCGGCATGACCGCCTATGCGCGTAGCTCAGCAGGTAGAACGGCGGTCTCCAAAACCGCAGGTCGTTGGATCGAAGCCAACCGCGCATGCCACGGCTTGCGTACGGTAGAGGACTAACCGGCCATCGCAGTGATTGCGACGGCGTGGTCAAAACAGACTAACCATGTCGGGCCACCGCGAATTCGAATCTCGCCCAAGCCACTTACTCTTCAACGATTGCGGGGTGACAGCAACATGGTCAGCTACAGCCGCCAAGTCCGCAAAGGCGGAAGACAATTCGAGAAAGACCGCAAAAAATTCTTCCTCGAATGCAAGGCCGAACACCGTCCATGCTGGCTCTGCGGAATGCCCATCGACTACGACACACCACAGAACACCACAGACGACAGCTTTAACCTCGACCACTTCTACCCGGTGACCAAACGCCCCGATCTGCAGCACGACCCGGCCGGCTTCAGGCCAAGCCACACGCAATGCAACAACCTTCGGGGCAACAAAGACCCAGTCACACCAATCGGCACACTCAGCAGACAATGGATCAAAGCAGCATAGGAGCTAAAACATGGACACCCACGAACCAATCAAGACATTCAACGGCCAAACAGTCCACGAAACAACCATACCAATCACACTCCACATCAGCGCCAGCCTATCCAGCAGCAGCACCGACTATGACCTAGGCGAGATGGAAGTAGACATGCCAATCAACCTCGAGCCAACAGCCTCAGCAGACGGCAGCATCGCAGTCATACCAAAAATCGACAGCAAATCATTCCTCAAACGACTCACAGACGGCGCCAACGCATTCGTCGAAGCATTCCAAGCCTGACCAGCCACCCGGAGGGGGCGGTAGAATCCCAAAACCGGCCACGGGCGGGACATGACCCGCATGGCCGCTCTTCCTCTCCCTCCGAAAGTTTTCCGATATTCGAACCGGGGTCGCGCGCGCGAGGCGATTGCGAATGTACTGCACTTGTATTGCGAGGTGATGATGATGACAGCAGGAAAGTCGAAATCCGAACGCTTCCCGACCGAATCGGTGTCCGACGCATTGGAGCGTTCGCTGCGCAACGCGAAGCACCTACGCGCCAAGGACGCGGCCACCGTCGCCGCCGCTCGCGCTCTGGCTTGGAAGATTGACCATTGGGATGAGCTTGCCGAGCAGGCTATATCTGATGCTGAAGTGAAGGGTAAGGGCGCGCGTCCGGCCGTACCCCTGAACGACAATACGTCGATTCCGACTTTTCTCAAATACTGCGCGGCTCTGGGTCTGACCCCCGAAGAGGAGAAGCCGGCGAAAACCGTTCGCGCTAAATCCGTCAACGCTGAGGAGACTCCGGTCGCCGACGAGCTTGAGGAGTATCTGGCGAAAATCAGCTAAACGGGAGGCGTCATGGGCATCGGTGAAATCAATGACGACGCCCACGGCATCACCACTCCCCGCATATTCACTCCCCCATTGCGCGAATTGACGCCGGAAAACTCAAACGGCTTCGCGGTCATCGAGTTCGCCGAAAAGTTCCTCCACGTGCATCTCTACCCGTGGCAGAAATGGCTGCTGATCCACGGACTCGAGCTTCTGCCGGACGGCTCATACCGGTTCCGCCGCGTGGTGACCGAGGTTGCCCGTCAGAACGGCAAGACCACGTTGATGAGCGTGCTGGTTGCGTGGTGGCTGTTCGTCGATTCTGGCCGTCATCCGGAATTGTCGCCGGCTTGGAAGTTTCTCGTGGTCGGTGCCGCGCAGACGTTGGACAATGCTCGTGCCCCGTATCAGGCCGTGCTGAATTGGTGTAATCCGAATCCGGCTTCCGAGGGCGAGGCCGCGCTTGCGGTGCCCGTATTGCAGAAGCGTGTGCAGCGGGTCAACAATTCGCATGGCGAAGAGGCGATTATCTGCCGTAACAAGGCGCAGTATATCGTGCGCGCCGATAAGAACATCCGTTCCAAGTCCGCGAGCCGTGTCGTGTTCGATGAGCTGCGCGAACAGCATACCGACGATGGCTGGAACGCAGTCAGTCAAACCACGAAGGCCATCTGGTCCAGCCAACTGTGGGGCATATCTAACGCCGGCGACTATCGTAGCGTCGTGCTGCGCCGCGTCGTTGACGAGGGGCGTGCCCTGGCGGAATCATGGGACGCGTCGGTCGAAACTGGCAAGCAGTCGCCGGACGAATGGGCCGAGGGACATGACTCGTCCTATGGGTATTTCGAGTGGTCGGCTCCGGATAAATGCGAGCTGGACGATCTCGACGGCATTCGTCAGGCGAACCCCTCCATGGGTTACGGGCCGATGACGTATCGGAGTATCGCGGCCGACATCAACGGCATGACCGAAGCCGCGTACCGCACCGAGGTCTTGTGCCAGTGGGTGACCGCCGACATCACGCCGTACATCAATCCGAAACTGTGGAAGCGCGGCATCGACCCGAAGTCCCGTATCCCCGATGACGGGCGCGTGGTGCTCTCCGTGGACACCAGTGCCGACCGTGAGACCACCTATATCGCCGCCGCAGGCTACCGCGAGGACGGATTGCCGCATGTCGAACTGATCGTGCGCCGCGACGGCATGCTCTGGGTCCCGAAATATCTGAAAATGCTTCGTGAGGCTTGGCCGAACATCCACGAAATAGCCGTCCAGTCGAAAGGCTGCCCGGCCGTGGACTTCGCCGACCCGCTCGCGGAAGTCGGTTGGACGGTGCATCTCATCGAGGGCTTCCGCATGGGAGCCGCAACCGGCCGTTTCCGTGACCGAGTGAAGGAAAACAAACTCCGCCATCTCCCCCAGCCCGCCATCGAACAACAGGTGAGCGTGGCCGTGACCCGACGATTGGGTGAGGTCGAGGTGTGGGACAGAAACCAGAGCGCTATGCACATTTCCGGCCTCATCGCCGAATCACAGGCCCTGTATGCGCTGGAGACCATGGACGGCGAACCGGAGAAACCGAAGTACAGGCCCTCCACGGGCATCAAGATTCACTGCTGACACGTGACCGAGGAGGCTGCGTATGGGATTTCTGAATAATCTGCTGCACGGCCCCGCAACCATCGCCATGAAGGACGCGGAACCGGAGACTCCGACCATCAAGGATTCGATGCCCGAGGCCATCAGCTGGCCCACCGACGACGAGTTCGCCGGATACGTGAACGGCATGTATTGCCGCGAATACGCGGTGCGCGTGGTCGTGGACTTCATCAGCCGCCAACTCGCCTCCTTGCCGCTCAAGGTGTATAGGAAGAACGCGGACGGCGACGCCGAGGAAGTGCGCGACGGCACGCTGGCAAGGCTTATCCGCCATCCGAGCGAACTGCCGGGCATGAGCCGCTACCGGTTCTATTCGACGCTCATCCGCGACATGCTGCTCGAGGACCGGTGGCTGTGCACGCTCGGCAGCAACCGGTCGGGTGACGGTAACACGCTTCGTCGCATCCCCGCAGACGGCTACTCGCTGACCGCGAACGGTTTCGGCGAACTCACCGGCGTGACCATCAGCAGCGTGGACGGCAATAAGGGCGGTACCTACCGCCTTCCGGATCCGCGAATCATGCTCGACATCGGCTATATCGACGGCCTGAACCTCGGCGACCCCGTGACCAACGTTCTCCGTTCCCTGCTCTCCGAGGCGCGTGCGATGGCGAAATACCGTCGCAAAGTCGCTGAGAACAGTCCGCAGACACCCGCGTACATCTACCGGCCGAAGGAAATGCAGTGGGAGTCGCAGGAGGATTACGACGATTTCGTGCAAGCGCTCCGCAACTACCAGCAGGGCGGCGGCCGCGAGGGTGCATGGCTTCCTCTGCGCGACGGCATGGAGGTTCGCGCCATCGGCGAACTGTTTAAGCCGGTGGACATGGCCGACCTGGACGCACGCGAGAAAATCAACGAACAGGTCGCGCTCGCGTTTCAGATCTCGCCGGAGAACATCGGCTTCCGCACCGGCACCAACTCGAACATCAGCGCCTACAAGGAAAAGCTCTGGAACGTTGAGTTGTTGCCGTATTTGGTGGCGTTCGAGGAGGCGTTGAACCTCACGCTTCCCGAGGCTGTGGGCGAACCGGACTGCTACATCAAAGCGAATCTGGACGCGAAGCTGCGCGGAACGATGGAGACCCAATATCAGGCTCTCTCCACCGCCACCGGCCGGCCGTTTATGACCACCGACGAGGCGCGCGAACTGCTCGACCGGCCGAAACTGCCGGGCGGCGACCAGCTGATAACCCCGCTCAACGTGAGCGAGGGCGGCCAGCCCAGCCCGCAGGACGGCGGCCAGACCCAGAACGCGCAACAAGGCGCGAGCCCGAACGGCAAGCAGATGCTCGCCGAATTCAAACGCCTCTACACGTATGACGCCGGTTTCCGCGCGTCATGGGACTCGATGACGAAGGGAGAAGCCTCAGATGAGTCTTGATTATCTCGGCTACGAGCTCAAGGAGCTCAAGGCCACCGACGACAGCAGCGGCGGCGTGTTCTCCGGCTACGCGAGCACGTGGGAGAAAGACCTGTACGACGATGTGATTGTCAAGGGTGCCTTCGAGCAGACCTTATCCGCCGACTTCAATAACGGCGGTGCGGGCATTCCGATCCACTGGCAGCACAAGGACGACTCACCCAATGATGTGATCGGCGAAACGTTGAGCGCCGTGGAGGACGAGCATGGCCTGCTCATCACCGCGAAGCTCGACACCGACATCGCGGAGGGCAAGCGAGCCTACGACCTGCTCAAGCGTGGCCTCATCCACCAGATGAGCATCGGTTTCATCGCCGAGAAGACCGCGTGGGTCGAAAGCGAGGAATCGAAGAGCCCTTGGGACGGCTACCGGGAGATTCGCCAGCTCAAGCTGTTCGAAATCAGTCTCGTGCAGGTCGCCGCCAACCAAGGAGCGGAAGTGCTCGAGGTCAAGGCCGGCCGGGCCATAAGCAAGGCGAACGAGGACAAGATTCGCACGGCCTACGAGGCATTGGGCGAACTGCTTGATTCCATCACCGAAACCCCCGACGACGAGCCGGACGATTCCAAACCCGATGACGAGCCGGACGACGATACGCCGGACGATTCGGACAAGCCCGAGCCGGACGACGGCAAGGCGAAAAAGAGTTTTGACCCGCAGTGGGCCAAGGAAATCAGCGACTTCCTCTCGCTGGCAAACAACCAATAGAAAGGATGATCCATGGGTTACATGGAGAAGCTGGCCGCCGAGAAGAAGGCGGTCAAGGCCCTGTACGACAAGGGCATGGAGAACCTCACCGATGATGAGGCGACCGAACTGAAGAACCGCTTCGAGGAGGCCAAGCGTCTTCAGGAGCGCGTCGACCTGTTCAAGGGCGTGAACGACCTGAACGTGGACGATGTGAAGCCCGAGGCCAAGACGGCTCCCGCCGCCAAGACGCTGGGCGACTTGTACGCGCAGGAGCTGAAGAAGGCCGGCATGACCGTCATCGGCACCAAGGCGCACCCGTTCGCTTCCAGCGAGTTCAAGGCCACGTCCGACATGCACGTGGCGGGCACCGGCACGGCTGGCACCGGATACCAGCCGGTCGTCACCCAGATCGACATGAACGGCGTGTGGCCTTACGAGCGTCCGCTCGTGGTCGCCGACCTGTTCAGCTCCGTCACCCTGAGCGGCAACGCCAACACCGCGGAATACCCCGTCTATGGCGCGCTCGAGGGCGGCGCTGGAACCGTGGGCGAGGGCGGTGCCAAGCCGCAGACCCATCTGCCGGCCCCCCGCTGGGAGTCCGACAGCCTCAAGGAGGTCGCCGCCTGGTGGAAGGTCACCGACAACATGGCCGAAGACCTCTCCTACATCGTCTCCGAAATCAACAACCACGCCCGCTACAACCTGCAGCTGCTGGAAGAGACCCAGCTGCTGTCCGGCAACGGCTCCGATGCGAACATCAAGGGTCTGCTCTCCCGCGACATCCAGAAGATGGTGCAGGACACCGACTCCGACCCGGACCGCATCTTCAAGGCCCGCACCAAGATCGCGCTGGCCACCGGTTTCCGCGCGGACGCGCTGGTCATCAACCCCGCCGACTACGAGGCCATTCGCCTCTCCAAGGACGCGAACGGCCAGTACTACGGCGGCGGCTACTTCAACGGCCAGTACGGCAACGGCACCATCATGCAGGATCCGCCGCTGTGGGGCCTCAAGACCGTGGTCACCGAGGCCATCGCCCAGGGCACCGCTCTGGTCGGCGCGTTCAAGCTCGGCGGCGCGGTCATCCGTAAGGGCGGTCTGCGCGCCGAGTCCACCAACTCGCATTCCGATGATTTCACGAACGATCTCATCACGTTCCGCGTGCGCGAACGCCTCGGCCTGCAGGTCAAGTACCCGAAGGCGTTCGTGTCCGTCGCCCTCGGCAAGAAGACCAAGTGAGGTGACCGCCGATGAGTGACGCAACCAAGGTGCTGCAGACCGGGGTCGATACCGGTGATGGCAGCACGTATCCGCAGCCGGTGGTCGTGGTCGACGCCGCCGGCAATCCCATCGACCTGACCAAGGCGAACGGTGCGGCCATCACCTCGGTGACGGCCGTGGCCCTCGCCGCCGGCGCGGCTCCCACCGCGACGCTCGCGGATGGCGTGCTCACGCTTGGCATTCCGGCCGGCGCGAAAGGCGGCAATGGCGATCCGGGGCCAGCCGGCAAGAATGGTGCTCCCGGTGCCGCCGGCGTGGGCGTGAAGTCGATTTCCCTGACCAAGAACTCCGACAATGCCATCACCGGCGGCACTTGGGTCGGCACCGACGACAAGTCGCACGCCTTCACCGTGGCCTAACGTGAATCGACTGGAGGCGAACGATGGCCGATGAAACCATTCCCGACATCATCACCGACCCGTCAGGCTTCGACGCTGACGGCGAGTTCTGGCTGAAGGCGGCGCAGGCGGCCATCCGCCGCACGTGCGGCTGGCATATCACGCCGAACATCGAACTGTCGGGCGTAGCCAATTCGCGGGGAGGCAAGGTGATTCGTCTCCTCGCACGCCATGTCACCTCCGTCGACGAGCTGACCGACAGCGCCGGCAACCGGCTGCACTACGCCTACGACCCCACCACGGGTTTGGTGGAATGCACCACCGGCGCTTTCCCGGCCGGCGTCGCCGCGATACGCTACCGCATCCACGCCGGCTATACGCCGGATGAGGTGCCGGACGTGATGGGCGTGCTCATCAACGCCGCGAAGCGTGCGAGCATGGCCTCCGCCGGCGTCATCCAATCCCAGTCGGTCAACGGCAGCAGCGTCACCTACAACGTGTCGTTGATGGCCGACGAGCTGGCGAAACTCGACCGGTACAAGCTAGGAGCGCTGCCGTGAGCATCATCGACGACATCAATGCCTCCGGCCTGCCTGCGGCCACACGGTTCGTGCGGCTGCGCGCCTCGCGTAAAGCCGACCCGTACAATCCCGCGCAGACCACGGAGGATTGGAAGCATCCTGTCGAATTGGAAGTGCATGGTGCCCTGGCATCGAGCACTTCGACTCGCACGCCCGATGTGTTGGACGTGCAGACCACCTCCACGGCGGTGCTCACCGTCGCCGACCCGAATGCGGATATCCGGCTTGGTGACCGTATCCGACCCGAACCGGCGGACGGCCGCATGTGGGAGGTGTCCGGCTTCCCCAGCCGTGACGTGAACGCGTTCACCGGCTGGCAGCCCACGCTGGAAGTCCAGCTCACCGAGTGGAAGGGGTAGCCGATGGCCGGAAGCGGACAGATAAAAGTGCATTTCAACGACTCGTTCTTCGACCAGATGCTCAACTCGGCCGGCGTCAGGGCCCTGACCCGAGGTGCCGCCGAGAAGGCGCTCGGCGTGGCCAAGGCCAACGCGCCCGTGGATACGGGAGCCTACCGCGACGGTCTGGAGGTCAAGGCCGTGCAGCGCGCCCACCGCACCACCTACATGGTGGTCGGCACCGACGCGAATACCATGCTGGTCGAATCACGCACCGGCAACCTGCGCAAGGCGCTGAAGGCGGCGAAGGTATGACACTCGTATTGCCTCCTGACATGGAAGCTTTCCTCTGCGATTATCTGCGCGACCATATCACCGATGTGGATGGTTTGCAGGTGGGCAGCAAGAAGCCTCACGACTATCAGGGCGCGTATCCGCTCGTCACCGTCCGCGATGACGGCGGCGACGCGGACGGGCTCGGCCAGTTCGACCGCACGATAGGCGTGAACGTGTACGGGTGGAGCCGACAGGACGAGAAACCCTGCAAGACGCTCGCCCGCCGTGTCTACGCGGTGCTCACCGAACACCCGGCCATCGCTCTCGCCGAACACTCCCCCATCACCGCCGTCGATGACCAACAGTGCAACGGCCCCTATCCGGTTTCCGACGATTCGGACACCGCGCACTACTACCTGATCGTCGAATATTCGACGATCGGCGAACATTGAACATTTTCCAGCTTTTCACTGCCCCGCATATTCTGCGGGGCTTTTTGTTTGAAAGGACACTATTATGACCGCTGATGCGCAGGGCAACGACCTGACAGCCGTCAAGAACGTTGTCACATCGAAAATCATCATCGCACCGTATGCGGCAGGCAAGCAGCTGACCGCCTCGCAGATCGCGTCAACCGTCGCCGACCCGGAAACCTCGCTCAAGAGCGTGTTCGGCACTGACCAGTCGGCCGTGGGCCTCATCACCAGTGATGGAGCGCCGCAGGACGCGCGCGACGCCGACGACGCGACCGAATTCCATCAGCCCGGCTACCAAATGAACGCCGACCCCACACTGACCCTCGCGTTCACCGTCGCCGAAGATAACGCGACCACCCGTCTGCTGACCATCGGCAAGCCGGACACTACCGGCGTCTACCACGTCAAGGACATCATCCAGGACACCAAGTGGTTCGCATATCAGGAGACCGTGTACAAGAGCGGCGTCACCCGCCGCCGCCTGGGCGTCATCAAGATCACCGGCAACGAGCCCGCACAGGATACGCGCGGCGAAGTGTCCGGCCTCGCATTGACCGCCACCTGGCAGATCGACTCCGCCGTGGATTCCGGCAACAGCCGTTACCTGCAGTCCT